CCATCTACAGGCTGTAGAAGATAGGTTCTGGGAAAGCGTCAAGATAAATAGGACTCCGCTCCGCAATGACATATCATCTTCCACTTATGTATCAAAGAGTTAACCGGATTTAAGTTATGAGAGCGGGCCGACCACCAAAGGAGAAGTCATTTTCCAACATGCTCAACATCGCTCTGGCGGTAAAAGAGGCTGATGGAGAGACGACAAAGCTACGTGCAATTGCCGAGAAGCTGGTGGAAATGGCCCTTCGTGGAGAGTCTTGGGCAATCAAGGAAGTGGCAGACCGCATAGACGGCAAACCCGCACAAGCCCTGGACATTTCAGGCGCCATCGACACCTCACCCAACCGCCTCAGCGACGAAGAGCTAGAGGCTATCGTAGTGGCACAGCAAAATCATCAAGAAGGGAAAACCATAAATTGAGCAAGCACTTGGCGACATTCAATCTGTTTAGAGAAGCTGGCGGAGAGCTATACGTGACAGTAGCAGGCGCCCAGGGCGTCAGGGACGAACTGGGTTCTACGAACTTGCCCTTGCATCCTATGGCTATGCAGGCTCTTTATGCTGGGGTTTTGCAGATGCAGGAAAGAGCTGCGCTTGTGGCGAAAGCCGAAGCTTTGCTATCAACGCCATCCCAAGCCTAAAGGCACAGCAGGCAGAGAAGAGGGAGACGTTGAATTGAGCGACATGCCTGACATGATTGATATTTATCGCTTCTTAAAGGCCAAAAAGCTCAGAAAACGTGCCGATATTGCTAGGGAGTTAGAGGCGTGGCTTCTGGAGATTGAGGCATACAACCAGCGACAAAGCCGTGCCCTTCCCAAGCCTAACCCCTCCTAAGCCTGACGCGCATACGGCAAAATAATCTCGGTGTTTACAAGATAGGTGTTTACAACGGCCCCGGCATGGTGTTTACTCAAACCATCGAAACGGAGACGCCTGATGTTCCAGATAATTAAATCGCTCTTCACCAAGCCAACGAAGCGCCTCCCAGGCGCAGAAATGTCTCCGATGACCGACGCTGAGGCAGCGGCTTACTGGAACCGTATGCGGCTCCAATCAGAGCAGACAGGCGGATGGTAATGAAGGACTGACACATCGAAGGCCTTTATCACGCGGGAAAGGGGATTATCCTATGTACGTAGTTTATGTTCTTGGTTTTAAAAACCTGAAGCCTATCGGGTATGTGGAGGCGGCTAGGTTTTCCAATAAGTCTTTGGCTGTCAGTTTTTTGAATAAGCATCGGGAAAGCAAACCAGACCATGCTGACAGCTATTGGGGTTATGTGTAGTGAACAAAAGCCAAACCCTCACAGGGAGATGAACGTGAGTGAGTGAATGCAGCTATGCCGTGATTTGCCTGATGTGCGACTTACGGACAGGCCAAGAGTGGTGGGACGATATCTGGGCGGGATTATTTTATGGTGAGGGACGGTAATGGGTGATCTGCCAGAACATTGGATGCGCGGCGGATGCGCATGGGAATACAGCCCAAACCTTCGGGTCATACCGGAAGAGTATGCGAAGAAAGCAGCAGACGCTCTAGAAGCCAAGGACGCGCTCATTGCGCAGTTGGTGGAGGCTATAAGGCCCTTCGCTAATGACCCATCTGATTGGGAAGTTGAGTGGGTCGATAAGGCAAGGGTTGCCCTCTCCAAAGCCCAATCCTCCCCACCGGAGAGCAATGAATGAGCAAGCCTGATGATATAACGCAAGAGGTTTGGGATGAGGCAATTCGGTTGTACGACGAAACCTATCTCCCCAATTGCCCTGAAGATTTCGCTGTTCCCGTAGCCCGTGCCATCATGGCTGCAATAGCTCAGGAGCGTGAGGAGTGTGCTAAGGTGGCTGAAAGAACTGACAGGTATTGGGACGCTAGCCCCGCTATAGCAGACGCCATCCGCTCCCGCCCATGAACTACATTACCCCACAACAGGCAGCTACCGAACTACTACGAAGGCGTAAGGCAAGGAAGAGCCTTGTTGACTTTGCGCGGTACGTGGAAGTTCCAGGCGCCCCCGTGAATGAGGAGGATGAGGACTCAGAGGAGTTCCTGCCAGTAGAGACCGAGCTAGCCGCTCACCATCTGCTCATCCTGGAGGCGGCTCAGAGGTGCATAGAGAAGCACATGGGGCGTCTTATGATCTTCATGCCCCCTGGTGCCGCAAAGTCTACTTATGGCTCTCAGGTGGTGCCTGCGTTCGCTATGGCGCTCAAGAAGAACTATCGAATCATCAGCGTTAGCCACAATTCCAATCTGGCCAAGAAGATGGGGCGCCGAACACGTTCTATCGTCAAGCAGAAGGCTTACGAGTCCCTGTTCAACTGCGGTCTGTCGTCAGAGTCGAGCGCGGCAGATGAGTGGGCGTTGACGAATGGCAGCGAGTACATGAGCGGCGGCATGCTCTCCGGTATCGCTGGTAACCGTGCTGACCTTGTTGTTATTGATGATCCAATCCGAGGCAGACAGGATGCGGACTCTGAGGTAGTGCGCTCCAACGTCATGGATGCCTACCAAGACGACATTCTCACTCGTCTAAAGCCAGGGGGCTCCGTAATTATCATCCAAACTCGCTGGCACGAAGCGGATTTGGCTGGTAGCCTGTTACCCCGTGATTATGATGGGCGTAGTGGCGTTGTTACTGGCCAGGATGGGCAGGAATGGGAAGTGTTGTGCCTCCCTGCCCAAGCTGAGCGCGAAGACGACCCACTAGGGCGCAAGCCCGGAGAGTACTTGTGGCCGGAGTGGTTTGACGAAGCGCACTGGCAGCAGTTCAGACGCAATGCGCGTACGTGGTCAGCTCTATACCAGCAACGGCCTGCTCCAGACTCAGGCGACTATTTCAAGAAGGAATGGATACATGAGGTTGACCACATACCCCCGGTTAGCACTCTACGCATATACGGAGGATCAGATTATGCGGTCACTCAGGATGGCGGAGACTACACAGTCCACGCTGTCGTTGGTGTGGACCCCAACAATAGGCTCTATCTCCTTGACGTATGGAGAGCCCAAACCAGCTCAGACAAATGGGTCGAAGCCTTCTGCGACCTAGTGCGCAAGTGGAAGCCTATCGGATGGGCTGAGGAAACGGGGCAGATCAAGTCAGGCGTTGGCCCGTTCCTGGTCAAGCGTATGTTGGAAACCGCCTCATACGTTGCCCGTGAGCAGTTTCCGACGCGAGGGGATAAAGCTGTTCGTGCTCAGTCATTCCGTGGTAGAATAGCCATGAGCGGGCTGCACATTCCGCGAGATGCGCCGTGGAAGAGCGACGTTATCTCGGAGATGATGAGCTTTCCTGTGGGGGTGCACGACGATATCGCGGATAGCCTTGGGTTAGTGGGGCAGTTGCTAGACAGGATGCTAGCAGGCGTTCCCCTTCCTCCCAAGCCAGAAGAACCCAACCCGGAGGAGGAGATGATGATAACTCCGCCTCCATTGATTGAAAGAAGGAGACGTTAGAATGGGAATTCTGAGTTGGCTAGGAGTAGAGAGGGTGCCGAAGGAACTGCCAGACGTAATGGATTGGTCTACTGAGCAGTGGATTAAATCAAAGCAGCCGTCTAGGGGTTGTACGCTATGCGCTCATGGCAACGATTTGCCTGATGGCGAGTATTGCCGTTCCTGCGGGTTCGATAACCGTAACATCATGGCTACGTTTCAGTGGGAACGGCTAGACAAACCCAAGTGGTAGAGAGAGGAAGGCGATAGATGTGCGAACTTTGTACGGGGGAATTTGAGCGCATAGCCACGCTAGAGGTTAGCAGAGCAGCTTGGATGATCCAACGCACTGATGGGTTTGGTCCCTTCCACATTTTCATAGAAGAGTGCAATGCAGAGGATGAGCATATTCAATCATGCATGGAGCATGAGGAGTCAGGAGATTGGGAGCGCCATTTGGGCGGCGTTCTGCTTTCTATGACAGAGGATGAGAGGATTAGCGCGTTGGCTATGGCTGGCAACCTTTGGGGTTGTGAACCGATCCCATACGATCATCCTGTTACTGCAATTCGTGAATCCCGCCTATCGCAACCGCATGCGTTCGTGTAGCGTTCTCATTCCACGCCTCAGACGCGACAACCCCTAGGAGTTACGTGAAAATGGCAACGAAACAATCTAAGCGCACTGACGGGCTTTCCGCTTCCGAAGCAAAGGACCTGGAGAGCCTAGGATACGTGGAGGGAAACCCCAACACCATCCCCGACAATATCAGCCCTGTTCTGAAGTCCAAGATTCAGGAAGCCTACGCCAAGGAGAACAATCTCCAGACCGCGCAGGACCTTCCCGACGCTACCTCTCGCCAAAATGCGATGGTACGCGAACGCGCTGCCGCCGATGGCAATGAGGACATGCAGAAGCTGACCGGCGTCCAGGAAGGCGCTGAGACCGGCAAGCGTCAGGGTGAATAGGTTGTAGGAACCCTTTATCTGCCAGAGTTTCTGCCCCACTGGTAGAAGGCAGTGCAGGACCTACCGAAGCCCTCTTGCAACTAACCTTGCAGGAGGGTATTCCTTTTGTGCCATCCGACCAGATCAGCGCAGGTAGCCCTTGACCCTCACACGGTCAGGGGCTATTCCTTTTGTGCCGGGGGTTCTTCGCCCTTCTTCCTCCCGGTATCAATGAGACTTTCGAGGCTCACCCACCGGAGTTCCCTCCCTCCGGTGGGTTTTATTTTGGACTGAGGAATGTTAGGTTGATAGGGCGAAGATGGAGGCATCAAGTGAACTACAAGGCGAATTGTCGGATTAAGAGCTTTATAATTTCGGAGTTCTTGGGATCAGAGGTATTTAAGGCATATAGGGGCATCTCCCATAACTGGACAGACTGCTACGCCCTTACTGGCGTGATGGAGAAGCCTGAAGGTACGCTCTACCGTTATGAGTTGCTAATCGAGGCTTAGAACAATGCCGTGTTGCCCGTTCGCTCAATCGGTGGTAATGATTAACCATCGTTCTGCGCAGGACATACAATCATGGCATTTTCAAACGCCCAAAAGCTTCAAAGCCTAGGTGTACCTACGCCGCTTGCAATCGAGCTTGGCGACCAGCTGGCCTCCGGAACTGGCGATAGCCGCCGCCTCCAGGAGCTTAGCCTCGCGCCTTCTGCTCTTGCTGATTATGTGGCAGCGTCCATCACAGCAGCGGAGATGGATGGTCAGTTGGCCACGCGCTACGGCATGGATACCGTGCTAGCCAAATTCCTCGCAGATCAGGTCAATGCCTAACAAATGGCTAATGACCTTGACCCGTTTGACGAGTACGGCGACGATGTAAACGAGACTGAGGCTATTCGTGAGCCTCGCTCTGCCAAGTCTGTCCTCCAGGTTATCAAGGACTCCGAGAAGGAGTTCAGCCGTTGGCAGACCAAGTGCGACCGTATCGACAAGCTGTACTCCTCCCTCCAAAGCCTAAGCGGGTTTAGCGGGCGTTTAGAGGACAGGGAATACAACCTGTTCTGGGCGTCCGTTGAGGTCATCAAGCCCTCTATCTATTCCCGTCCTCCCGTCCCGGTTGTGGCGCCGAAGTTCAAGGACCGCAGCCCTGTCAAGCGCGTGACCTCCGAGCTTCTGGAGCGCACCTGTATCGCAGGCTTCGACACCTCCGACATTGACCAAGTAATGTTGGGGGTTCGGGATGACCTCGTTATCAACGCCCGTGGTGTTATCTGGCTCTCCTACGAGAGTGTATCCGATAGCGACACAGACAGCGAGAAGGTCTGTATTGAGCATCTGGACCGCTACGACTTCGGCCATGAATGGGCGCGTAAGTGGTCTGAAGTGGGCATGGTCTGGCGCCATGCTTGGCTGACCAAGGGTGAAGCCCGTAAGCGCTTCCGCCGCACCTCTGGTAATGAGTACCAGAACGCATCCTACAGCAAGAATAAGGATGAGCTAGGCGAGGGCAACCGTACCAACAAGGCGCGGTTTACCGAAGTCTGGAACAAGCGGGCAAACAAGGTCCAGTGGGTCGCGGAGGGCTGCGATGTATTCCTGGATAAAGATGAGCCGCACCTGAAGCTAACGGGCTTCTTCCCCTGCCCACGGCCTGCCTATGCCACGATGGAGCGCCGTTCGCTCATTCCTGTCCCCGATATCTCGTATATCGAGGATCAGCTAGAGACCATCAACGAGCTAACCGTCCGCATTCACGACCTCTGCGATAAGCTGGTGGTGAAGGGTATTATTCCAGCCGGTACTGAGGTTGGAGACGCCATTGAAAAGGCGATGCGGGAGACGGATAGCTCCTACTTGCTGATCCCTGTTCCTGCAATGAGTATGGCTGACAGCCCGCAGGTCCAGTGGATGCCGATTGACATGGTGGCTCAGGCTATCCTGTCTGCGGTAGAGGCACGCCGTGAGATTATCGGCAACGTCCAGGAGCTATTCGGTATTGCCGACATTATGCGCGGTGATACGCAGGCTAACGAGACGCTAGGCGCTCAGCAGCTTAAGGCGCAGTTCGGCTCCGTTCGCATTCGTGACCGTGTTAACGAGTTGGTCCGCATCGCCCGTGATACCGTCCGCATCATGGCTGAAATCCAGGCAAAGGAGTTCGACTTCGATACTCTTCTGGACATGAGCCAGATGGAGTTGCCGACTGAGGCTGAGGTTAAGAAGCAGCTAGCCGACATCAAGCAACAGGCCCGCGAAGAGCTAGAGGCTCTTGCTGACAAGGCAGAAGAACTAGCAGCCAGCCCAGAGGCCCAAGAGAACCCGCAAGCCGCACAGGCACAGTTCCAGCAGGCTCAGCAGCAGATCATTGGCAAGTACGCCCCCCAGATCGAAAAGCTAAGCCAGTCGGTGACGATTGAGGCGGTAAAGGACATGCTGCGGGACAACAAGACCCGCCCCTTTGCCTTCGATATCGAGACGGATTCCACCATCTACCCGGATGAGCAGGCTGAGAAGTCTAGCCGCAATGAGTTCCTGGCGGCTCTTGCAGGCGGCGTTCAGGCGCTTATGCCTATGGTGCAGTCCGGTGGCGCAAAGGCCGCTGGTGACGTTCTGAAGTTCGTTCTAGGCCCATATCGTGCAGGCCGTGAGCTTGAAGGCTCCATTGATGAATGGATCGAGAATCTTCAGAACATGCCCGCTCAGCAGAATGGCAATGAGGAGGCTGAGAAGTCACTTGTTGAAGCCCAGAACAAGCTAGCAGCTGCCGAAATCGAGAAGGCCAAGGCTGCGACCATGAGCGTTGAGGCCCGCGCTGCTACGGAAACGCAGAAGCTTCAGGCCAAAATGATGGAAATGCAGCAGAAGGCGGCTAATGACGAGCGTACCGCGCAACTGGAAGTGGCAACCCTTCAGGGCAAACTCTCTGAGCAAGAAGCTAAGGTTAATCTTCTACAGGCCCAGACAGCGGAAATCCTGAGCAAGATCGGGTTGGACGTTCGCAAGCAGGACCTGGAAGAGTACTCGGCTGCTACCAACGCCCAAATGAAGGCCGTGGATCAGGAGATGCGGGCTGAAGGTCAATCCTTCTCCCAAGCCCAACAGCTAGCAGCGCCGCAGGAGGCTCCAGATGCCCCGTAGGCTGTACCTTAAGAATGTCTGTGTGGCTTACCCTGGAACGCTAGGCGATGGCCTTCCTGAGCCTCCGTATGGCTATCAGTTCCTTACGGACGATCTAGGGAACTACCTCACTGATGACCTCGGAAATTACCTAGTGGTGCCATGGAATGGTTGAAGTCCCGACACGCAAGCTTAGTGAGTATCTGGACAGCCTGCCTAACGGCGGCAATTCTGGCCTCATCACCAAAGACCTAACCGTCCGCAATGATGTAGTGGGGACCGATCAAGCCGTCCCTGCTGGCGGGTTGGAGGGATACGTTCTCGCCAAGCAGAGTGGCGCAGATTTTGACGTTGAGTGGACGCCTGGGGGTAATGGGGACATGCTGGAAAGCGTCTATGATCCCCAGCTTATCGAAGCTGATGCCTTTGCTCGCGCCAATCATACGGGAACACAGGGCGCCGATACCATTACAGGGCTTTCGGACGTAGCCACTACGGGACAATACAACGACCTGCTTAACAAGCCGTCTTTGGGGACGGCTGCTTTCCAGAACTCTACAGTTTTTGCTACTGCAGCACAGGGCGCCAAGGCAGACACGGCTATGCAGCCATCTGTTTACGACCCGCAGGGCAAGAATGCAGATGCGTTTGATCGCGCCAACTTCACTGGAGCAAACATCCCCGATGATGGGAGCGTAACCAATTCCAAGGTTGCTGCGTATGCCTCTGGTACAGCCCCTGACGCGGGTAAGGTTGCATACCGACCCACATGGACAGGCAGCTTCCCGCGCCCGCTCACGGCCCGTTTTACTCGTCAAATCCATATTAGTGAGGCAGATGCGGCTGGAGACGGCGTAACGGATGACAGAGCTAAGCTGCAAGCAATCATTGATTACGTAGGCTCGATAAATGAGACACTTTTGCTGGATGGCCTGAACTATCGTATCAACTCTCCATTGGAGATCGAAGGTTCATATCAAAGCCTAAAAATTAAAGGCAGCGGCACCGGGAATGCCAAGTCTGCCTCCTCGGCTGGTACTTGTATCGTCACCAGCGGGGAAGGCGCAGGGGCACTTATCGTTAATTTGGCGGAGTTCGATGACGAGAACATTGTCATTGAGGGGGTGAACTTCTTCAATGCTCTGGTAAATACAAATCCTGCTCTAGCGCAACTCAACGGCGGAACAGCTATCAAGTTTAACCGACTTGCGGGGAGCGGGAATTACGCTAAGGGCACGGTTCTCAGGGACGTAGGTTTCAGGGGATTTTCAGCGGGCACGTTCTGGGAAGGATTTGACGCTGTAACCTCCGCTAACAATTTCTTTGGCAAAACCATTTTTGACAATGTTTCCTCCTCTGAGGTGGGAATATTCTGGCTTCAGCGTAACAGTGGCTGCAATGATGTTACTTGGCGCGATGTGTTCCCTCACGACAGCACATATGGCGGAATCGTCCTTCTGGATGGCGGTTTAGGCTCCATGATTGAATGCGTGGGCCAGAATATCCGTATGGAGGGTGTTGGTGGGATTCTCCAGCTAGGCAAGGGAATGCAGGCCTCCTCCGGGGCTCCTCCTAAGAGCAAAATTAGTTGGTGGGGGTTCAAGCATGAAAGTTGTGGCGCTGCTGGCACCCCCGGCTCAGGTGACCCTTTTGGACTAACGGCATATCACCCTACCAACGCCCCCAACGCAGGCGGAACTTTAAGCTTCGGTGGCGGTATTGACTACGGAACGGCTTTCGGAGAAACAAGCGTGCCTTATTTGGCTGCGGGGTGGTCCCTTAGTTCATCTGATCCCATGGCTGTGATCACAAACGGTGGCACCATAGACGGCGGCTCGGAAGCGACAGTTAATGCCCCTGTCCTATCTGGGACGGTTGTGGCGACGAGCGGGAGCAAAACTTTTACGTTCGCGTCAGCGGAAACGGCTCCATTCTTCCTTGAGTTTATCGTTAAGCTCTACGGAGCAAACAAAGTTGGGAACAGGGGGTTTGTGGCGGGCTTCGCTAACGGAACGCCTGGAACAATCAATATTGTTGAAACTGCGCGTACCTTGGCGGTGAACCACAATGTGACTTTTAGTGCTGCTGTACCGGGTTCCTGCCTCTCCGCAGTAGTGACCAATACCAGTGCTACAAATTGTTTTGTGGAAGTTGAAATCCGCAATCGCAGTGGCGCCGCCATTACGACGCTCACCCAAACGATATAGGGTTTAGATATGCTGAATATCTCCGGCGCCACCATCATCACAGCAAGCGAGTTCTAGCATGGCGGTTCAAGGCTTTCCGGTGTTGATCGTTGAGAGTGGCGGCGTCCCGGTTCGCCCCGTCGAAAGCAACTACCCGCTTATGACCGTGGCAACGAATGGCTTGGGCCTGCCCATCACCATTTCCGATCTAGGCGCCCCGTTTATCGTGCAGGGCTATGTGGAGCCCGAACCTCTTTCTGCGCTGTCCTCAGACGATGGCTCAAACCTAGTTGATGACAACGAAGAAGTTATGGAGACATACCTTGGTCCTTCCTCCACGTAAAATCCGACAGCTTCCTCCGGCTATGCCGCCCAAGGATACAGACGTTTTTGCTGTGTCTCAGTTGGACAATAATGGCCTTGCAACGACGCGGGCTATGTCGCGCGTGCAGCTTCAGTCCGATTTGATCCAGGTTATCAATGACGCCCGCCAGCAGTTCGTAAACACGGCCAACGCCGAACATGTGCACCTTCAGGAGCAGCTAGACAGCCTGCGCACTGACGTTGAAAACAACGAGATGAACGACGCCAATATGGAAGCGGCGTTGGTCATGGTGCAGCAGATGCTGAATGGCGAGGGTGGTAAGACGCCCTATGACCTGTGGCTAGAGGCTGGCAACACTGGCTCCATGAGCGATTACCTCAACTCCCTAGTCGGGCCTGCTGGTCCAAAGGGAGAAACGGGATTGCAGGGAATCCAAGGCGTCCCCGGCGAGATTGGCCCTCAAGGCCCTATTGGCCCCCAAGGTCCGAGCGGCGCCACGGGCGATGCAGGCCCAACTGGTGAACGTGGCCCTGTTGGCCCTCCTGGCGCAACTGGTCCCACTGGCCCTGCTGGTATTCAGGGCATCCAAGGCAACGCAGGCCCTCAAGGCATCAAAGGCGATAAGGGCGACAAAGGGGACACTGGCGCGACTGGTGCTGTTGGTCCTGTAGGAGCCACTGGTCCTAAGGGAGATGTGGGAGCAACTGGCGCTACAGGCGCTACAGGCGCAACCGGACCCAAGGGTGATCCTGCTGGAGTGCAGCTAGGCACCTTCACCATTAGCGAACTGTCTATGGTCGCTATTGTGGCTGGCGTTCGTCGCGTCACAGTTACTGTGCCGACCGCTTGGGGTGTTGCTCCAGGGCAGAACCTTTCGGCTTTCCCTAATGCTGTACCCTCCAACGCCTATGCTG